TCAGTCACGCCGTAGGCGTGACAGCTCCCCTTGGGAAGGGGAGCCTATAGGGGAGGCAAATTTTACAAGGGAGTCAATATACTCACAGACAGCAGTAAAGTTTCTGTTAACTTCTGAATTCGGAATTCTGTATACGGTCAGGCCAAAAGAAGCCAGGAAAGATGTGCGAACAGCGTCGTGTTCAATTGCTTCAGGCTCAAAATGCTGTGAACCGTCCAACTCAATGACAATCTTCGCTTCGGCGCAGTAGAAATCCACAATATAATTGCCAATAATCTTCTGTTTTGTGAATTTCACTGGATAAGTGCGAAGAAAATCATACCACAAGTGGCGTTCTTCTTTGGTCATGTTCTTTCGCAGTTTTCTGGCGGAGGACAGGAGAGCGGGGTTAAATTTGGCGGCCATGGAATCACCTATATTCAATCTATTAAGAATGCGAAGGGAACGAACCTCTCAGTCGGCCTTCGCTGACAGCTCCCGCGTCAGAAGAAACTCGCTGCATTCCGCTTCCGCCGGGTGGCGAAAGCTGCACTTCGCTCCTTCCTTCCTCCTTTCCCCAATGAAGCACAGGCTTCATTGGGGGCCTCTGTGGGGGGCCTATGGGGGAGGGGGGAGCTTTGTTTGGGTTACAGGTATAGGGTGGACAAATCCAAATGCTGCTGGGTGCAGAGGGTCTGGAGCCAATGGGCCAGGGCCGCCTCTGAGGCAAAGCAGGGGAGAAAGCCTTCCGGCGGATGGAGGACAATGTTCACATGCTCCCCGTTGGCCTGCCGCTCCATCAGGCTGACGGGCAGATCCAGATAGAAATGCTCCTGCCGGATATGATTCAGCTCATGCTCCAGAATCTCCTGCCGGCGCTGAGACGGCAGGAGAGAATTGATGTAGATATCAAAGCTGCCATCATTATTGGGGACACTGACCCCCTCCACCGACCGGGGCAGCGCCACCAGGCGCAGGTAATAATCAATCATTGCGGCGCAGGGCCTCGATAATCTTTACCGCCTGGCGCACGTCCTCCGGACTGGCATCCCGGGCCAGAGAAAAAAGCATACGCATATCCTCCCGCTCCCGCAGGGCGGTGAGCAGCTCCTCCAACTCCCGGTCAGGGGAGGATGTGGGGGAGGAATCCTCCGTCTCCCCGCTGAGGTAGGCAGGAGTGGTATCCAAAATCTCTGCCACACGGCGCAGCTGCTCCGGATTGGGCTGGGACTTCTGCTGCTTCCAATCCTGGCAGATGGTGGAGCTGCGGCCCAGAGACTGGGCAATAAACTTTTTTGTGATGCCTTTGGCGCTGCGAAGCTGTTCAAATCTGTTGTAATCAAACAAGAAAATCACCCCATTTATGTGCAATGTTACAAATCGCAAAAAAGAAAGAACCAGGACTAGAAATTCGCAAAATAATGAGATATACTATGCGGCGTCAAGGGGAGAGAAAAACCGGTAACACCTTAAAAATGTGCAAGAAATCTATACAACATATAGTACGACAGGGAAAGGGCTTTGTCAAGGAATATCTTAAAAAAATGCGAAATAATCTGAAATTTATTTGATTTGGGGGTGAAGATACCTTGATTCAGGTAAGAGATGACCCGATGATTCGGGCGATGGAGAATTGGGGGTATTTTCCCGCATATTCGGCGACAGAGCAGGAGGACGCCCTCTCAGGCGGCTGCGCCGACAGCCCCCCCGAGGGGGAGCCTATGGGGGAACGGCGGATGAAATAGGGTGCGGACGGCCGATGGCCGCCCCTACGAGGTGCTCTCATGGGAACACGGTGAGGGACGAAACAGAGCGATCAACCGGGGAAGCCGGGGATAGGAGGTCATAGAAAATGGCAAGTTACAAGAAACAGTGCTGGACGGAGGCGGATGTGCGCTGCCCCTTCTATAAAAAAGACAGTAGGGAGGAGAGAAGCATTCGCTGCGAGGGCTTTGAAAGGGGATGCTTTGTGGAGAGCAGGTTCCAGAGCCTGCCCCAGCGGGAGCGGCACATGGGGCGCTACTGCGTCAGCCGCTACGAAGGCTGCCCGATATACAAGAGTACGTATGACAGCAAATACAGAGAGGATGGGGCCTGAAAATGGGCAGAAGAAAGGGTGGCATTGACTGGGAGGATATAGAACTGGAATATCTGAACAGCCGGGTGAGCCTGAGGGAGCTGGCAGAGAGACGGCGGATCAGCTACAGCGCGGTTCAGCGCAGAGCCAAGAAAGGGCAATGGGTAGATAAGAGAGAGAAGTTGAGGCAGGAGCGGAGTTCTGTCCGGCTGGGGAATGTGACGGACAAGCTGCTGATGAAGATGGCGGAGACCATCGAGGGAGAAAAGGCGCTGGAGGCCAAAGATCTCAAGGCGCTGAGTTCGGCGTTGAAGGAACTGGGCGAGGTAAAGGAGAGACTGGAGGAGGGGGGCGGGCGGCAGGGGCCGCTGATGGTAAAGCTCTCCGGGGAACTGGAGGAACTGAGCAAATGAAGCGGAGGAGAACATGGGAGAACTGCTGATTCCTCAGCCCAGTGAGAAGCAGAAGCAATTTTTGCTGGATGAGCACAAATATGTGGGCTACGGCGGGGCACGGGGCGGCGGAAAAAGCTGGGCGGTACGGATCAAGGCGGCGCTGCTGTGCCTGAACTATCCGGGGATCAAGGTGATGATCATCCGCAAAACCTTCCGGGAGCTGCGGGAAAACCACATCGTGCCCCTGTGCCAGCTGCTGCGGTGCATGGGAGAGAAGGAAGAGCGGATCGCCAGTTACTCCGACAGCCGGAAGGAGATCAGCTTTCCCAACGGCAGCCGCATTCTGTTCCGCTACTGCGACAGCGACAGGGACAGCCTGCGCTTTCAGGGCACAGAGGTGGACGTGCTGTTTGTGGACGAGGCCACCCAGCAGAGCGAGGAGAAGATGGATCGGCTGAAGGCCTGCGTCCGGGGGGTCAACGACTTCCCCAAGCGGATTTACTATACCTGCAATCCCGGCGGAGAGGGGCACAGCTGGGTGAAGCGGCTCTTCATCGACAAGCGCTACAAGGAGAACGAACGGGCGGAGGAGTACAGCTTTATCCAGGCCCTGGTGACGGACAACCGGGCGCTGATGGAGGCGGACCCGGAATACATACGGCAGCTGGAGGCTCTGCCGCCCAAACTGCGGGAGGCCTGGCTCCACGGAAACTGGGAGATTTTCGAGGGGCAGTTCTTTGAGGAGTTCCGGGTGGAGCCGGATCTGCGCGTGGCGGCCCAGGCGGGCTGCCGGATGACGGCGGAGGAGCTGCGGCAGCAGCATCGCTGGGTGCATGTGATCGAGCCCTTTGACATCGGGGCGGGGAGCCGCCGGGGCTGGAAGCTGATGCGAAGCTATGACTTCGGCTATGGCAAGCCTTTCTCCTGCGCCTGGTGGGCCATCGATTATGACGGGGTATTATACCGTGTCCTGGAGCTTTACGGCTGCGGCGACAGTCCCAACGAGGGGCTGCGCTGGACGCCGGATCAGCAGTTTCGGGAGATTGCCAGAATCGAACGGGAGCACCCCTGGCTGCGGGGGCGGTACATCCAGGGGGTGGCTGACCCGGCCATCTGGGACGCCAGCCACGGGGAGAGCATTGCGGACACGGCGGCTAAATACGGACTGATGTTCATGCCGGGGGACAACCAGCGCATCCCGGGCTGGATGCAATGCCACTACCGCTTGCAGTTTGACAGGGAGGGCTACAGCAGGATGTATGTGTTCTCCAACTGCAAGGCCTTTATCCGAACCATCCCGCTGATGATGTACCACAAGCACCGGCCGGAGGATCTGGACACGGAGCTGGAGGATCACGCGGCGGACGAGTGGCGCTATCTATGCATGTCCTGCCCGGTGGCCCCGCTGCGGCCACCGGAGGAAAAGCCGCTGCTGATCGACCCGCTGAAGAAGAGTCTGGAGCGGTGAGGGGGACGAACCTCTCAGTCGGCTGCGCCGACAGCTCCCCTTAGGAAGGGGAGCCTATGGGGGGGGAGGGACAATGCTGTGGTAGGGGCGTGCATCGCACGTCCGCGAAATGCGGGAAACTGGAACAGGCGGACGGCCAATGGCCGCCCCTACGGTATATTTTCATAGGAGAGCGGCGCAGAACGAACCTCTCAGTCGGCTGCGCCGACAGCTCCCCTTAGGAAGGGGAGCCTATGGGGACGGGGAGCCACGAGGGCGGGGGGAGAATCAATAGAAAAGCAAAATTACAAAACAAAGATGGAGGGGACAATGGAGGAGAAATTCAGTTTGCCCGTGGACGGAGAGCGGCTGCGGGAATTCACAAGAATCCTGCAAAAATACAAAGCCGGGAAGGCCAGCATTGAACGGCGCACCATTGCAGCGGAAAACTGGTGGAAGCTGCGCAACCAGGCGGAGGAACGCAAGAGCATCGAAGGCTTGCAGGGCTTTCAGGCAGTATCCGGCTGGCTGCACAATGTGATCGTCTCCAAGCACGCAGATGCCATGGAGGCTTATCCGGAACCCACGATCCTGCCCCGGGAGGCGGGAGACCGGCAGGAGGCGGGGATGCTGTCCAAAATCATCCCGGTGATCCTGGAACAGAACGAATTTGAAAAGACCTACTCCGACGCCATGTGGCAAAAGCTGAAAACCGGGACGGGCGTCTACAAGATCTGGTGGGACGCGGACAAGCTCAACGGGCTGGGGGATATTGCCATTGAGCGGGTGGATCTGCTGAACGTGTTCTGGGAGCCGGGGGCGGCAGACATTCAGGACAGCCGGTACTTTTTCCACACCCGGCTGGAGGACAACGAGGAGCTGGAGGAAGCATACCCCCAGCTGCGCCACCGGCTGAGAAGCAACAGCTTTCAGGCGAGCCGCTTCCTCTATGACGATGCCGTTTCCACCGAGGGAAAGAGCACGGTAATCGACGTCTACTACAAGCGGCGGCAGGGGGGCAGGACGGTACTGCACTACTGCAAGTATGTGGGGGATATGGTGCTTTACGCCACGGAAAACGAGGCGGCGCTGGCCCAGACGGCAGAGGGAGGGCCGGCGGAGAGCCGGGGACTGTATGAGCACGGGCGCTACCCCTTCGTATTTGACAGCCTGTTCCCCATTGAGGGCAGCCCCTGCGGCTACGGGTTTATCGACCTGTGTCAGAACGGGCAGACCCAGATCGATATGATGCAGACGGCCTTCCTGAAAAACACCATGGTGGGTTCGGTGCCCCGGTATTTCCAGCGGGTGGACGGGGCCGTCAATGAGGAGGAATTCCTGGATCTGAACAACCCCATCATCCATGTGAGCGGGAATCTGGGGCAGGACAGCCTGCGGACGGTGGATTACCGGCCCCTCAGCGGCAACTACATCGACATGCGCACCAGCGTCATCAACGAACTGCGGGAGACCTCCGGCAATACGGAGACCTCGGTGGGGCTGGTGAGCGCGGGGGTGACGGCGGCATCGGCCATCGCGGCCCTGCAGGAGGCCAGCGGCAAGGGCAGCCGGGATTCCACCCGTGCCAGCTACTGGGTATACAGCAAGATCATCGGGCTGTGCATTGAGCTGATCCGGCAGTTTTATGAGATGCCCAGACAGTTTCGCATTCTGGGGCGGATGGGCACGGAGCAGTTTGTGGCCTACAACAACCAGGGGCTTCAGCCCCAGCCACAGTACTTCGGAGAGATTGAACTGGAGATGCGGCTGCCGGTATTTGACATTAAGGTGGTGCCACAGAAGAGCAGCAGCTATACCAGGCTGAGCCAGAATGAGCTGGCGTTGCAGTTTTACCAGCTGGGCTTCTTTGCGCCGGGACAGGCGGATCAGGCCCTGGCCTGCATGAGCATCATGGAATTTGAGGGGAAGGACGAACTGATGCGGCAGATCAGCTTTAACGGGACGCTGAACAAGAAGCTGGCCACCTTCCAGCAATATGCCCTGGCGATGACCCAGAAGTATGAGCCGGAACGGGCCGGGGAACTGATGAGCAGCATCACGGGAGATGCGGGCATCGCCCTGCGGAGCAGGGCGAAAACAAAGAAGGGAAGCGGCGGAGAGAACAGCCGGGTGCAGCAGGCACGGCAGAAGGCCCGCAGCGCTTCCCAGCCGGGAGGACGATGAGATGACCCGGGTGCAGTATGACCGGGCGGGACTGCGGATGCGGATGGCGGGCCACGCGGGCGCAGGCGCATACGGCAGGGACATTGTCTGCGCGGCGGAGAGCATCCTGCTGCTGGTGCTGGAGCGGCAGTTACAGGAGCTGGAGGGGGAAAGCCGGGTCAGCGTGGTGAAAAGGCCGGGGACAGCGGAAATCAGCTGCTGCCCGGCCCGAGACAAGACCCTGCGGTGCAGGGACGTGTTTGAGACGGTGTTCCTGGGCTATCAGCTGCTGGAAAACATGTACCCGGCCTATGTGATGACCGAGTTGATTTGACAAAGTAGGAGGAAGGGAGAGAGACAATGGCAGAGCTTGAAAAGAATCCGGAAGAACAGCGGGAGCGGGAGACGGACAGGAGCAGCGTAAAGCTGGTCACGGCGCCGGGGGAAAGCCCCGACCGGGATTACGGCAACACCATGGCGGCGCTGCGGGAGAGCGAGTTTGCGCTGCCGGAATATTCCAGCAGCTATGACGAGCAGATCACGGAGCTTTACAACAAAATCGTCAGCAGGGAGCCGTTTAAATACGACCCCATGTCCGACAGCCTTTACGGCCAATACCGGGAGCAGTATGCCCGGATGGGGCGGATGGCCATGATGGACAGCATGGGCAAGGCGGCGGCCCTCACCGGTGGCTATGGCAACAGCTATGCCCAGAGGGTGGGGCAGCAGGAATACGACGAATACTTGCAGAAGCTGGGCGAGGTGATGCCGGAGCTTTACGCAGCAGCCTATCAGCGCTACAAGGATCAGGGAGCAGCTTTGGAGAGCCAATACCAGAGGCTGACCGGATTGCAAGGAGAGGAATACGACCGCTACCGGGATCAGGTGGAGGACGAGAAATACCGGCAGGGAATGGCGGCCAACCAGGAGAAGGCGGACAACGACAGGAAGGACAAGGAATACGACCGGCTGGTGGATCTGATCGTAAAGACGGGGTACAAACCCAGTCAGGAGGAACTGGAGAAAAGCGGCATGAGCCAGGAGCAGGCGGATGCCTATCTGAGGCGTTACGGCGGAGGCGGGGGAGGAAGCAGCATCCCCATGAGCTACTACTACGGCGGGAACAAGAAACCCAGCACCCAGACCAAGGCGCAGGAGAAGATCGGCGCCGCAGGCGGAACCACCGGCAAACGCTGAGGCCGGGAGAGAGAAAGCCCTTAACAGCGCCGCCGGTGCGCAGCGGCGGCACTGATTTATATAAGGAGGAATCCCATGGAGAGGGAAAAAGGACTTACCTTGCAGTTCTTCGCGGAGAACGAGCAGGGGGAGACAGCGGGCGTAAGCGCTGCCGGCGCCGGGCAGCAGGAGGAAAACCGGGAGGGCCAGAGTGCCCGGCGGATGCGCTGGGAGGAGATCATGGCAGACCCGGAATACCGAAGCGAATATGACAGGCAGGTTCAGGGGATCGTGAAAAAACGCCTCAGAGACCGGCAGGGAAATGAGGAGCGGCTCAAACGGCTGGACGCGGCCATGGATGAGATCCGCGAAAGCTTCGGGATGGAGAGGAGCCAAGGGCAGGAGACGGACACGGCGGCCCTGGTGGCGGCGATCCGCAGGGAACGGGAGAACCAGAGCGCCGCGGCGGAGCGGAGAGCGGCCCAGGCCAGGGAGCAGCTGGAAAGGATGCACCGGCAGGGGGAAAGGCTGCGGCAGAATGTGCCGGATTTTGATCTGGCAAGGGAACTTCAAAACCCGGAATTTCTGCGGCTGACGGCGCCCCACACGGGGCTTGGGCTGGAGGAAGCCTACTACGCGGTGCATCACAGGGAACTGGGGCAGCGGATGGCCCAGGCCAGCCTGGAATCGGCCGCGCGGGCGGTGAGCGCAGGCAGGGTCAGGCCCCGGGAACTGCGGGGCGGGCAGAGCGCCAGCAGCGAAAGCAGCGATCCCCGGCAGATGACCAGGGAGCAGCGGGAGGAACTGAAAAAGCGCATCTACCAGGCCAAGGCCCAGGGACGAAAGCTGCCCTATGGCTCATGAAAAAACAGGAGAAAAAGGAGAACAGGATGGAGAAAATGAAGAGAAATGAATTGCAGTTTTTTGCCGATGCCGGCACTGTAGTCAACGGTACGGCGGGCTATGTCAATGCCGGCACCGGCAGCACCACCGCATTTGACAGCGATAAGACCCTGGCGCCGGAGCTGAAGGCCTTCTACGACACGGAGCTGCTGGAAAACGCCAGAAGCGAGCTGCTGTATGCCCAGTTCGCCAAGCGGCAGGCCCTGCCTGCCAATCACCATGGCAGCGTGGAATGGCGCAAGTGGAACACCTTTGCGCGGGCGGAAAAGCTGACGGAGGGCGTGATCCCCACCGGGCAGAAGTTCGGCGTGACCACCGTGACCGGGAGCGTGAATCAGTACGGCACCTACACCGCCATCACCGACAAGCTGGAGTTGCGGGCCTACGACGATGTGATCCTGGGTGCCACGGAGGAGATGGGCGCTTCCGCCGCGGAGACCCAGGAAAAGCTGATCCGGGACGCACTGCTGGCAGGCACCAATGTGCTCTACTGCGACAACATCAACAGGGATACCGGCGCAAGCATCAGCACCCCCACCAGCTGCGCCGCCATGGGGGCAGGCGGCGGCACCGGCGGCGCAGACGGCTGGGCCCTGCTGACCCCGGCCATGATCAACAAGGCAGTGACCATCATGAAGAAGAACCGGGTGCCCCGCATCAACGGCCGCTACTACGCGGTGATCCACCCCTCGGTAGCCCACGACCTGCGGGAATCCGACGGCTGGATCGAAGCCCACAAGTACGCCGCTCCCGAGGAGCTGTTCAACGGCGAGATCGGCGAACTGCACGGGGTGCGCTTCATCGAGAATGTGTTTGCTCCGGTGCTGGGCGGAGACGACTACAAGAATAAGTCCGGCGGTGTCAGCTATGCCAGCTATTTCTTTGGCAAGGACAGCTTCGGCATTATCGACCCGGAGGGCGGCGCGCTGGAAATGATTATCCACGACAAGGGGGAGATCGGCGGCCCGCTGAACCAGTTCAGCACCATCGGCTACAAGTTCGAGACCAACGGCGCAACCATCCTCTATCCCGAGCGGCTGCTGCGGGTGATGAGCACCTCCAGCTTCAGCGCTGTGGATGAGGTCAACTGAGGAGGTACAGGCCAATGAACGAGAGAGTGGAAGTATATATCCCCAGAGGGGCTGACCGGGACGACCCGAATTTCTTCGTGGCGGTGAACGGTGTGAACTATCTGCTGCCCCGGGGAAAGAAGTCCATGGTGCCGGGGTTCGTGGCAGAGGAGATCGCCCGGGGGGAAAAGGCGGCAGACATCTTTTACGAAAACATGGACGGCATGAGAAACAAGTGA